GTTGCTGGTTTAGCAGGTGCTGCTGCTGTTTTTGCTGCTGTTTTTGCTGCTGGTTTAGCAGGTGTTGCTGCAGTTGTTGCTGGTTTAGCAGGTGTTGCTGCAGTTGTTGCTGGTTTAGCAGGTGCTGCTGCTGTTTTTGCTGCTGTATTCGCTGCTGTCTTCGCAGATGTTTTTGCTTTTGGATTTTTACCAGTAACAGTTTTAAAAGCATCTGCAATAATCGCAGGGTCAATACCTTGCTGTTTTAGAAATATTTGTACTTCTTTGCTATCGGTTGGACTGCCAGCTTTTTTCCATGCTGTTGTTAGTTTGTCTGCAGTAACTTTTGTAGTTAAATTGGTGCCTTTTGTTTTGGCATAATCAACTGCTTTGCCTGTTATATCGCCAGCACCTTTTTTTATATTGTCCCACAGACCTTCATCAAGATAATCTATAGTTTCAAAAAGTATTTGGATTTCAGATGCTGTTAATAAATTATACGATTCAAATTTGGGTAACTTAGACATCGTTGGTGATAGTTGTGTGGACATAAAATCTTTAATGGTATCCATAGACAAGCCTTTGCCATGTGTATTGGCAAAATTTATTATGGCGTCGTCTAATTCAAGTTGATTGGCAATTTTACCGTCAGATATAAGTTTTTGCATAAATTTGGTTCCTTGACTGCCTAAAGGACCGGTTCCTGGCTCGAAATCCGCAATTGCTCTATGGTTGTCAGCAATGGCAGCACGAATGGCATCTTTGGTATGCCGTGCAGCATCTGCTACTCCACTAGGTGTTGGATTATTTGCCAGGCTTTTTGCAACCTGAGATTTGGCTTGTGTAGCGGCATTTGTTGCAGCATCTCCCGCACCACCACTTCCAGGTTCTCCCCAGATCAGTTCACCATTGTTACCAATGGCTGTTAATTCTTTACCAGTCTTGGGATCAATTTCTCCAACCACATGCTTGAATCCACCAGCACCTGCTGCTCCGCTAGGTGTTAGATTAGATGAATCATCATCACCATAACCGCCTCCTGTAAAAATCCCTTTAACTGGTTTGGGTCTACCAGTAAAATCATCTGGTTTCATATATTCGTTACCGTGTGTCACAGTCACTCCTGTATTCGTGCCACCAGTATCTGTAGGAGCATGATGTAGGAATGATTTTAACCCCCCAACTGCAGCAGCAGTTGCACCTGTTTTACCTGCTTGATATAGAGCACTACGGATATCTTTGCCTTGTAACATTTGATCAACCAGTTTAAATAAGCCTAATCCTGCCGCCCCTGCCAGTCCGGCTCCACTCAGTCCGGTGGCTGCTATCAAAGCTGCATATACAGCTTTTTGCATAATTGGATGTTTTTCTGCAAAATCTCTATATTTTTTAATATAAGACATGGTTTTTGGATTAGCTTTTCCTAGTTTGTCAGCAGCGGTATCATATGCACTAGCAAATCTTTTCATGGGACCACTATTATAGATTTTATCTTTAAGGTCTTTCCATGCAGCATTTAGTGCGTCTGCTTTATCTTTGCCTTTTCCAATTAATGTGCGATTGGCACCAGATGCTGTAAGGTCAGATTGCACATTTGCAAATAATTGCTGGATTTGTTCTGGTGTTAAGTTTGCTTCAATTATCTTATGGCCAACACTTTCCCATAGCAATACGGTGTTAAGATCGTCATTGCCCAACCCTTCATATAACGATTGTCTATTGTTAGATAACCGTTGAAATTCCATATTTAATTCAATTATTCTCATGGGGTTCCTCCGTTCAATGCATCTATTGCTGCTTGTAGTGCTGCTTGTAGCGATGATGCTGAAGATGTTGTAGTTGTTTGTGATGGCTGTGTTTGTTGCTGTGGTTGCTGTGTTTGTTGCTGTGTTTGTTGCTGTGGCTGCTGTGTTTGTTGTCGAGTTCTTGGTTGTGGTCTAGCCATATCTGCACCGGCAGCACTTTTTTCTAAATTTTTTATTGCTGCTAACTCCATGATATAAGTAACGATTGCCAATCCAATATTGTTACTTTGAGGGTTATTCGGGTCACCGCTAATTGCTGCTGCAGGTTTTCCCCATGTATTTGCTGCAGGCATGGGCAAGTGAGATGCTGATAATATTCTACTAATATTTGTTTTGGTGCCAGAATCCACTATAATTTTTTTGACTTCAGCCGGATCTAGACCAAATTGGTCTTGCATCGTCAGATATTTGTTAAGAGTGTTCCAGGTGACATCACCAAAATCTTTTTTCATTCGTCCTATGTATTGTGCAAATTTTGACATTGCGGCTTTTGTAAGATCTGTAACCTCTTTTTGCCCATGTTTTCTTGCTCTTGCGATTGGATCAATCACTGGTGCAATTTTTTTTATAAAATCAAGAACACCTTCTTCAATTTCGATGTTCTTTTTCGATTCTACAATGTTTATCAAATCGCGCATAGTTTCGCTCATTTTGCCTTCCTAATTTCTTTTATTTTTCTGGTGAACTTTCGTTCATCCTCGCTCATTATGCTTCTGTGTAGCCGCTTGACAAGATCATCCGCTTGTTCTTCAGGATAACTTTCTCTTATTAGCCGAACCAAATTTATAGCACTGGCTATAAGGTGAGTAGCGCGACTTTCTATAACTGTGTCTTTGCTTCTGGCAGGCACAATGGCGTCAAGTTCGTCAATAAAATTTTTTATAGTGTCCACAATGAGTTCCTGAAAACTAATGAAATATTTATCAACATTTGTCATGAATAATAAATACCTTAACATTGAGGACAATATAAATGTATTATTCAAGTGGTGAAGCGTTAAGAAATTTAATCAGTATAATCAACAAACTTTCTGTAAGTGAAGGTGAGGAAACATCTACAACAGAACCAGCACAAACACCACCCACAGTGAACAGCCTTTTAACCAAACCAGCAGGATTGGAAAAGATTGCAGGCAGTCTTGATGCAGCATCCCTGGTAAAAATGCTAGATATACCTCAAAATCAGGTAAATGACTTCAATACTGCAATAAATGCGTTGCGCGATGATGAACCACAACTGACCAACAAGCAGGCACTTGCACTTGCTACTGCATTTGATCATGTATTGCGAGCAAGTGGACAAGGCAAAACTGATATTCTCAATAAAATGCGTTCTGTTGGTGCTCCTATAACGGAAAATGGTGAAGAGCAGATTGGCTCAGAAGTTAAAATTGATGATGTAGTGAAAATTATTCAAGATAGCAGTGAAATTAGCCCTGTGGCTAAACTGCAATCTACCAATTTAGTCAAGAAATTAACCCAGGGTATTGCCGAAAAAAAACGCAGCGGTGGTGTTAGTCATATATTAGACGGCGTAAGTGAATCATTGACTGCTGCCAACAGCGGCGATGAAACCGCTGCACTTAAAAGTATATCTAGTATGGTGAACAAAGTTGAAGGTGATGAGTTGGCGTTTGACCAGAGTCAATTTCCACAAATTGTTGTTACACTAATGCTACTGGTTGGTGATATCTTACAACACGCAAAAAAATAACTATCTTCTGACAAGATTAGTCAGAGCACTTAGATCCTTGATGGATTTTGTTGTATCTTGTGCTTTTGGCTCAGATGCTTCTTTTTTTGCTGCAGCAACATTTTTTCTTCGTAAATCAGCAAATACATCTGCTGTATTGGTTCCATGAACAGCAGTATTTCCGTCGTTGTCTTCATTAAAAATTCTCAGTGTATTTGGATCAAATCCAAGATTAACTTTGCTGCCTACGCCACTTGATGAACGTGTTTTCAAAAATTGCACTTGGTATTGCCCACGCTCCTTCATTGCAGCACTGACAAAAATAGATATTACATTATCTGCTGTTTGAATTTTGGAAATACCGCCCGAAATATGACTGTGATCGTGCTCTTGTTCTTGGACACTTGATCGATTTAATTGCGACGCAGTTTGGAGTATCATTTTATGTTCGACAGCCAGCGCTCGTAATTCTTCAGTAACAAATTTATCTTTCACAAACAAATTCGACGGGTCAATTTTCTTATTATTAGGGAATAAGAGATCTAAATAATCAACAATAAGTGCATCACATCGTTTTTGCGTCTCAATTTCATAGGTTTTGAGATATGCTTTGATATCATTGCATGTGCTGCCCTGTGGCAGTTGTTTGATATGTAAGCTGCCACTCTTGCGACCAGATTGTTTAACTCGTATCTCAACCTCGTCAATTTTGCGAAAAATTTCTTTGGTTGAAACCTCACTGATCATACTATCCATACGCATCGAACACAATTCTTCACTGAGTTCCAGTGATATGTAGATTACATTAAGTCCTTGTTTGATAAAATTTATTGCTAGGTTTTGTAAAAACACACTTTTTCCGGCACCGCTGGCACCACACCAAATAGTAATTTCGCCTCTATTCACACCACCATACAATTTGTCATCTACATCTCGCCAGCCTGTGGAAACCTGTCCATTATTATTTTTAATTTTCATTAGGCGGGCACGTGGGTCTTCAAAATAGTCAGTGCCAATGTCACTCTGCAGACTGATTAAAATAGCGTCTCTGACTCGTTTTTCAACTTCTGAATAATTTCCTTTTTCTATAAGGTCCACTGCACTCAGCACAGCGTCAGCCAGTGCACGGTTTTTGCAAAACTCCTCAATCTCATCCAGAAATGAATCTTGATGTTGAATTGTGATATTATCAATATAAGCGAAACCTAGCCCTGTTTCGGCATTAACCTGGGCAATTTTGGGTAATACACGATATTTTTCTGCATGAGCAAGGATAAATCTTACAGCAGGGCGTAGTTTATTCACAAAGTATTTTGCATTCAAAATGTTTTGGCAGCGAGCAAATATTTCTTCACTGCTTAACAAAACATCTATCAATAATTTTTGTTTGTCTTCTGTGTAATCTTTTGTTTCTATTGGTTCTTTTGCCATCTTTAATTCCTTAACATCTGTCGCTTTACACCGATTTCCAATCGACTATCTGTTCTAGCAGAGATAATACTAGATATAGTATATAATCGTCCATATCGTTGACTAGCATCAGCTGCATCTTTTATTCCTGCTTCCCATTCGGGGAAACTTACACTCCAGCCATGTTCCAAGGCAGTATCAATCAATTCTTGGTTTTTTTCTTGTCGATCAGGTACAACAATTTTTTCTTGTTCTATACTATTAAGCCATTGTATCTGTTGTTTATTGAGAGTGCTTCCCAAAGGACTTATACCATCTACTGCTATAGCATCAAAAGGTCCTTCTACAATCATGGTAAATTTTCTCTGATGTAAATTTAATACTCTGTTATTAAACAGGTATCCAGCAGGCACATCACTGTTATAATACCTGGGAGTATCTTTATCAGGTGGTATTCCAGCATATCTGCCAGTGTAACCAATAATTTTATCTTTATAATAAAATGGTATGAGTATTCTATGACAAAAATCGTGTTTGCTTGTGGGAGTCCAATAATACTGATATCCTTCGGCAACTGCTCTGCCACGTTTAGCAAGGTATTCTATACAGGTAACAAGTTCATCTGCTATTTCTGAACTGTCAAGCCATTCTTGTATTGGTTTGCTGTACCTTGGCAATTCTACTTCTGGGAAATGTTCCTGATGAAACCAGTTAGTGCTTTCTGCAGTTTCAAGTTCTCCCTTTAATTTTTTACTTAAAATTTCTAATTTTGCTTCTTGTATTTTTGCTCTGGGGACGCCCAGCCAGTCAAGCCAATTTTCAAAATTGGTACCAATATCACTGCCGCGATATACGGTCTTGAACCCACAGTTATAGCAATTGACAACTATCTGTCCATCGGGAGTTAACAATGCATTTCCACGGCTTCTTGTATCTTTGTTATGACCTCGATGATGACAGCAAACACCATTGAAGTTCCACCAACCTTTTGCAGTCTGACGGCGTTTTTGAGGTAGATATTCCTGCACAAGTTGGTGGACCAGAAGCATATTGTAGATTTTAACCTACTGGCGACTGACCATCAATATTAATTCTTGTATAAAATTCCAGCAAAATATCCATGACTACATTGTGGAGATGGTGGGCCTGGAGGTGATGGCACAGGCGGTATTGGCGGTGCCGGTGGATATGGTCCAGGCGGTGGCGGATAAGGTGCTGGTGGATATGGAGGTGGAGGTGAACACGGCACAGGAGGCCATACAGGCGGGTTTGGGCCACCTGGCCATGGTCCCCCAGGTGGTTGAAATACTGGACTTCCACCATAAAACTGATTACATTGCGGACAGATTGTAGAATATGGATTCTCAAACAATACTCTTATCCAGTAATAATTTCCCGTAAAGTTAAAGGCTTTGATAGTGGGACTGTTTGTAGGAGGATTATACTGGAAAAATGCTGTGCCGTTACCAATAGGTATGTTTGACCAATCGACATCACTGGGTGAACTGATTGTAAGTGAAGATTGTATCCATACCTTGCCTGCATATCCATTTCCAGTGTAAACAACCACTGTATGCATGCCATTGCTTCTTTCTGATTGTGCATCACCTTGCAACGCACCACTGGTAAAAAGATATTGGCTAGTTAAATCATCAATGGTAATGGGAGTAAATTGATAGGCTGGAATATTTACAGCAGGCACCAATGAACCACTCATTCCTTCAATCAGTTCAAAGTTGCCATAGGTACTGCGATTTTGGTCGGTATATAAAAAGGTTTGTGCTCCAGTTACATCAGTTAATCTGATAGAATATCTATAATATCCAGCAAGCCACCGTCCAATTTCCAAATCTGTAAGAGTAAGTCTTGCAGTACCTCCTGTATCCTGTAAAGTTTGCACTGGCTGCACCAACAACAGTTCTGCCAGCGGGCTATTGCCATTGCCAGAAATAGTGGTGGTGCTTTCAACTCGCTGTATTAAAGCATCAATTTGGAATCCTGCTAAGTTAACGGGCTGACGATCATTATTTCTAATTATGAAATCAATGGTGTTTGTAGCCCCTTTATATACTTTTGTATTATACTGTATCATTGGACCATTTATGTTTGGAGCATTGCCTTTGGTATACCAGAGTTGAACATACTCTCTGAATTTATATAAAACTTGATCTACCATTGTCAGCCATTTGCCTCTTAATGGTATTTATAAATTGTCAATGACAATATTTGAATATAAATACCCCAATATTATAAAACACAAATCATGACACCAGAAATTCACAAAGTTTTACAAGAAAAATTTCCATTTTTGACAATTATATCATACCTGAACCAAGAATATATTGGAATTATGCAAAATGGTGATGCCCAATTTGTCAGTATGTATATTTTAGAGCCCACATGCACTCAACAGGAAAAACAGCGGTTTTTACTCTGTGGCGAAACCTGGTGGTGGGAAAGTAACAGGACTATTCCTATTAATTTGTTTCTTAAAGACAAATTTAAACCTTTTAGAAAATATCTAAAGACATTTGCCAAAAAAGATGTCAAAATAATAGAAGGTCCATCAATTAACTTAATGGACCTTATAAACAAAAAACTAAAAAGAAGAACAATACATCTGGTTAAACAACCAGATTAATTTCCCAGGGTGGTAATCGTTACAGTTCCAACAATTCTACCATCCTTGGTTACTTTTAAACCTGGCTTGCGTTTCACTGATGCCTGATATTCGGCTTCTTTTTCATCACTCCATTTTTGCCACTCCTGGACATTTGTCCATGCAAACAGTGCTGCATCATCTTTGTTTTCCAAGCGTGCATAGCCTGTAACACTATCACCATTCTTGGTTTTATAGATTTTGGCAGAGATAGAAAATTTTCCATCGATACGTTCCAAACTTTCTAGCATAGACCGCCACTGTTCAGGTTTAATATTGGGACTACGGAAAAAATACCCACCAGAGATCTTGCTCTTGTTGTTTTTTAATGGATCAAATTCCATATATTCAACCAGTGTTTCTGTATAACTCTTGTCACGACTTTCTAAAATAACGCTTGTGCCAAGACTGTTTGTTATACTTGTCAGTTTCAGAGATTTACTTCGCATTTAGGGCTCCTTGATATTGATCAGTATAACAGATCAAACTGCAGTGTCAAGAGAAATTCTCAGTTGCTCTACAAGAAGATTGGCATGAACTTTGACCAGAACTGCATAACTGGTAGCATGGCTTTTATGAAAAGCATAACCCCCGTCACTGACAGTCCAAATATCAGACATGATGGCACCAAACCCATGATTTTTACAGATGTTAATTAAATGTCTTTTCCCAGGACGAATCAATGCTAGAATCATTGCTATTTCATTGACACTGCTAGGCTTTAGTGCAGCAACCAGTTCACAGTGATTTCCCAGATGAATAAGTTGACTGGTAAATTCTGGATATTGAAACAAAGTCCAATCCACGGGAGAGTTCATCAGAGACAATAAGTGTTCTTCGTTTTTAATCTGTTCATAAACATGAACATTTAGCAGATCAACTTTGTAAAGACCAAGGTTTTCTGCTTCTTCATAATTAATGCTGCATAGATGTGTGACAGGATCAACAGGAACCACATGAAAATATACACCAGTATTGTGTTTGGCAATGGATCCATTTCTCAAAATTGATGCTGGAGTGTATTCCAATAGAGAAAGTGCTGCGTTTCTATCCGCGAAATCAATATCAACATCTCCTATAGATAACGAATCAGTCATAATTTACTTTGTTATCAAGTTCTGCTTCCATGGATTTTATTTTACGTTCCAAGTTAGCAAATTTCAAATTCATATTTCTCAAAGAATTTTCCAATTTTATTACATAATTTTGAAGACTTTGCACAGTAACTTGCATATCTTGAACTATACTGGGTTCTATAACTGAAATCTTTTGTCCTGCAATATCTATTTCTTTTATCATGCCACGATATTGTATTTTAACCTGAGATGTTGACTGTGAGGTCAACATTTGTTGGTTATCCAATTCTTCATCATCTATTTCATACATATCTTTGCTCATTTTTCACATCCCGTTGTTTCTTAGGGTTGTTCTGATAAAATCACACACATCTGGGTTTTTGTTAAATTTTATTTTCCACATTCCAGGGGGTGCATATTCCTTTATCATACTTATCTGTTCTGGTGTGCAACGTTCAAAAAAGTCCACAGCACTATCAACATTGTATAGCAACCAGGGTGATATTCTTCCACTGCGTATCCAAGCCACTGCCTGATTGGCATTTACCTCTCGAAAAAAATCCGTCCAGGTTTTGTTGTTTTGAATACTCCATTCATTCATCAACATGATATTGCGTTCAAGTGCTGCTTCGCCTGTTTCCTGTCTAGTCAATTCCCGCACAAATTGTTCATAAACAAAGTCGTGGGTCCATTTGTCTATTGGAAGATTATTTTTTATTACATAATCAATAAACTTTGCTGGTTCTATTGCGTTTAGATCACGAATATGCAAGCCAAATTTTATGAATGCAGTATAATATTGGCTATCAATGAAATTTCTAAAACTGTTTTTGAAATTTTTATTTTTATTATAGGTGTTTAACTCATAGAACCTATTCCATGCGAGAAAGCCAAATCTAGAATGTGGTTCATCCCGATTAAACCACCTGCGTTTTTTCTCACATGAGTGATTGACCCAACTTATCTCTTTGACAAATTTTCTTTTGCAAAATTCACATTCGTATTGTGTCATGCACTTTGTTTTTTCCACGCCGCAATTAAATCTTTTACTTCAGCATCACTGATACCACTGCTTTTCAAAAATTCACTCCAAGAATCTTGTGTATGATTTTTAATAATTATTTCTATTTCATCAGAATTTAACTGTGGATATTGTTCTTGTAGCCAAGTTTGTATTTTGTTAGATTTTTTATTTGTTGCAGAAATCCATGGTCTGTATGTTTTACCACCCAATCCTGCCAAACACAAAAGTTTGTGCTGCAATTCAGGATGTTTTGACAAAGTCCAAAAACCTATATTTGTTATATCATTTGTTGCCATTACAGCATACGCTGTATGGGGATGCTGATCAGTTAGAGAACTCATGTATCGCATTAGAACAAGAGGTGTGTAACTTTTCTGTTCTTCCACAGTAAGTCTAGAATAAAAATCTAAATCACGCTTGTCAATAGCATTAAGAACATCGGTTAAACTCAATTTATATTTTTTTTCAGCGGTCATAATCAATTATACCCAATAAACTTAGTTTTGTCATTCATAAAGGTGTTGTTCCCACAAATATTCATAAATAGGTCCTAGATAATAATATTATGCGGATTTCCCATCCGCGTAGCCCTAGAACGGCAACAAAAGGAGAAAACAACATGGGTCGTCCGATTAACAACAAATATATAGGATGTTTCTGCAATTCAGGACAGCAAATCGCTGCCACAGCATATTTTACTGGGTTGGGTGGAACATCACAAGCTTGGATAGCAAGCCAACGTGCCGTGAACACCTATACCATGGTAAGTGGTTGTGGTGGATATAGCGAAACGGTACAACTAACAAACGGTGGCGTTGCTCTTCAACCAGGACAGGCAAATATAACTGTTCATCCTTATGGTTCAACAGGAAGTGGAGCATTGGCTATAGCTAATCTCGGAGTTCAATCTGCTGTTGTTACATCGGCAGGTTCTGGCACAACTGCTAATGGATATGCACCAGGTCAAATCCTAAGCGTTAATGGCGGCACATATAATTCCAATCAACAGGGAAATGTTAGGGTGCATTCTGTACAATTAGGTGCAGCATTGGCAACAAGCACAGAAGGTTACACAGTTGGTGATACATTTACATGGAGTTATACAGGATGGAATTCACCTACAGTTATTCAAGTGGCTAGTACTACCGGAAATGGTATAATTGGTGGTGTAACCATCACCAGTCCTGGTTGCAGCAGTAATACCAGCATCACAAACACAACTGCATATAGCAGTTCGGTAACAGCAAATGTGTGGGCCACAAGTGCCACATTTAAATTGCGTTGGGATATTACTGAGTTATCCACATACAATCATGGAGATTACACTGCTCCTCCATCTAATCCTGTGTCATTTACACCTCATAGCGGACATGGAACTGGCGCTGCGGCCACTCTTACATATGGTATTAGTTCTGCTCATGTTACCAATACAGGAGCAAATTATCAAGCAGCACAGGTATGCGTAAGCGGCTGCGGACAGGCAATTTTATATGCAAATATAAACAATTGTGGTCATGTGAGCAGTCTAAGTGTTGTTGCACCTGGAACATTTGGACCTACTCGTCCCACAGTAAGTATAAACCCAGTTGCAACTCAAGAATACGCTGAAGTTGTAAAAAATCTCACAGTAACAACATACAATTATAACACATATGAGTGGGTGCCAACTGGTTGCACTCCTCAACCAGGACAGGCAGTCATTCAGACTGCCTAAAATTCTGCCCTATAAAGTATAGGCAGACTCAGGAAACTCCCAGTAATTAGCCAGGGCGAAATTACTGGGTTTTTCTTTTCTAAAACATTTTTCTTATGTCTAAATTGTCTGGTATTTTATTTGTTTCTTTGACAAAATAAGCACAAAGTGAATTATCTTGGTCGCTTAGTGGAACAGCAAGTAAATGACCATGTTTTAATTTAGGAAAATACCACTTGACATCAGGCCATGTATTAAGTATTTCCAATCTAAGAAAAGACGGCATGTATCCTTTTATTGGATTGAAACAAAAAACATCAAAATCTTTGTCCATGAGATAAACAAGTGGCATTATTTCCAAATCACCAAGATGCATGTCACCAATTATGACACTCCAATCAAGTGGCATCTGAATATTAAAATTGCCAATTTTCAAATCAATACAAGGACTATTAAAACTTTCTAGAAAAATAAGTGGTAGAAAATAATAATCAACATCTTGTTGATTTGAATAATCAAGCACACAGTATCTTAAATCACCGACCTTATCTGGAATTTGATTTATAGAGTATGCTTGATTTTCATGAGTAAGAATTCGTATCAGATTTCTCCTGAACAATGTATATCAGGAGATATTTAACTTATTTTTTAGACAGTTGATAAAAATCAATAATTTATTTTTTGTTGCGTAAATGGATATTGAACGTCAGTATAGAATTTTTTTCTTTTTAATAAATGTCTGTTTGAAAACTTACATTTACTAGTGACATCATAGATATTCACAGCCTCTTTATCGTCTGCCTTTCTAAGCCCACGTCCAATAGATTGAATACAACGGACAAAACTTTTACCTGGTTCCAACAATACTAAATTAAAGATTCTATTGATACTGATTCCTGTAGATGTAGTGCCATATGTTGCAATCATGATAGCATTATCGGCCAGATTGATTTCTTTATAGTGTTCCTTGCGTTTAGTGCTTTTCATTTGACCGCTGATAAAAGTAGAATTGGGTAATAGTTCATTCAATAATTCCCCAGTTTCAATTCTGTCAATCAACACAAGAGTGTTGCCAGTTTGAGAAATTTCATCAATTTGTTTTGCCAACCATGCTATTCTGTCTTTGTTTGTAACAAGATATTTTAACTCTTCTTGATAATTGTTATATTGAACAGATTCTTGCGTCTGCAGAATGTTAACATGGCACATAGCTAAGTGCCCTTGCTCCTGCAGTTCTCTGGCTGATAATTGCCCAACAATAGGACCTATAGCACTGTAAAGACTTATTTGATTGTATTCTTCTTCGGGAATTGTGCCCGTTAAGCCCCAGCGAATAGGAATATTTCCAAATGTTGTTGTAAGAAGTCCATGTAGTACATTCATATTTTTTACCGAATGCACTTCGTCACAGATTACAGCAATGATACCATTTAAAAATACAGTCAATTGTTCGTCATCAAGTGCGTCTTTATGTTTTTTATCTAACACATTTAGGCTTTGCCAAGTGCAGATAGTGTGAGTTCTATCATACTCTTTTCTATCGCCATATAAAACACCAACATCTAGACCAATATTTCTGTAATCTTCTTCTGTTTGCTGAACTAGATTTTTGTTGGGAACAATAACAATAGTTCTTCCATATTTTTCGGCAATTTTACTAAGACTTGCTGTTATAATTGTCTTGCCTGCACTTGTGGGGGCTATGCTTATTCCTTGTAAATTATTAATACATTCATTGATAGCCTGCACTTGATAATCACGCAGAATAATTGGTTCTCCAGCCATTCTATGCCCTGATGGCCATTTGATATCACTGAGGAAATTTTCGTCAATCTGGTCAAAATCAAAAGTGTGTATTGACCTATTATCGGTGAGTTCAAATTCATATCCATTTTCTACAATGACCGGAAGAATTTTATCTAAAAGATTTAGATATGTTCTGCCTCCTAGTGAGCAAAAACTTTGAGTTCCATCCCAGCGTCCCAGTTTATAAGCAGGACTATATCTTGCATGTGGAAGAAAATATTTTACAGCATTTACACAGGCACGTCGTGTTTGTAAATCAAGTCCGTCAATTTTTACAGATGTCTCATCTATAATAATTATTTCAGCAGTTTTGATCATGATTATCCATTTATTTAATATCTTCTATAGTTACTCAATTTTACCTTTTTAACGATGACCCTAAAATTGTCTATTTGAACCTACATCCAGGCAGGCTCAAAAATCAAATCAATTAATTCTGGTATTATTTTCAAGGGTTACTGATTCCATTCCAACTACCCGCAATTTTACTATATGACCTATCTGCCACGCCTTGATATCAAGTCCTTTCATCAGTGCAAGATATTTGTTTCTTACTAAACTGATTTCGTTGATTATCATGGCCATACCTACAACATCATCTTCTCCATCAATATATTTTTCTATCGAACGATCAGTAAGTTGTCTGTTATATCTTTCCAGGTATTTTCTATAGTGGTCACTGCGTATCTTGTCATATTTGATGTTTAAATGTTTTAAAATGGCCTCGATTTCTTGTAGCTGTCCAAAACGATATGAAGTAATACCGGATAGTTCCTGTGAGTTTTTTTCCAAATTGCCTAGAATTTTACTCTCATCCTTGGACTGTTCTAGTTCGCGATTATAATAGTCTATGGCTGATGGAATATTACCCAGGTCATCAACTATCCGATTATACCACATTGATTATTTTTCCTGCCTTACTGTTAATTATTATGATTATGTTCTACGAAAATCTGATTATTATCAGATTGTATGAGAATATCAGTTGGTGGAAAATCCTTGCCAGAATTTAGTCTTCATAGTCGGATTCATCGTCATATCCCTCGTGGTCACTGCCAAGTTCATCTAGTGCATAGTCAAGATTTTCATCTTCTTCTCGTAAATCTTCTAAATCTTCAATACCAACGTCGTCTGATTCAAGAAAAATTTTCAAAAACTTAACAGCAACATCATTTCTTTTTGCAGGTTGAATGTAATCTGAAAATAGTTCCCAAATTTCTAAAATTGTGCGATCATTAATTTCCATCTGTTTCTCCACTTAATTCATTTGTCTCGTCAATATCTGTATAGGTGGTCACAACACGAGTTTCATCCCATTCATCCATGATTTGATCTAACAGCCTTTCTGGGATAGATGAACGAAAGTATTTGTGTTCCTGACCACTTTTGTCAATATATTTCAGTTTGTTGCCGTCTTTTACTAGAACATTTTTTTTCTCAAATAAATCAATCAATCCTGACAAAGGATCCATTCCTGTTTCCCAGGGAATTTTGATTTCAACATTCTCAAATGGTTTGTTGTATCGTGTTTTCATTACTTTACAGGCTGCACGAATACCACGAACATCGGTGACTTTTTTACCAT